GGAGGTGGAGCCGGTGCACGAGTAAAAGCCAAACAGCACTAGTCCGCCAATGGAGACGTGCGTCGACAAGAAGATGCTGTCGAAGCTGGTGATGTTCGACCCAGTGTCGTCAATCTCAACCTCATTGGAGCCTGACGTCGTGTTGAACGACATTGTCGGGTTGGCGACGTAAAGCTGTGGAGAGCGATCCGAAACCTCGTCATCGTTGTACGTGTAAACCCCATCTTCGGTCCCGATGGCGAGATAGCGCTCATTGCCGGTATCGGCCCAAGCCCACAGGGACCGCACGATAGCGGTCATAGGGGTGGAGATAAACCGATCCCAGCCGCCGATTTTCTGGGGCAGCCCGAGGCCATTCCGATCAGGAACGAACCGGATCAGGTTGCTTTCAGAGATTGCCGCCTCGTTAAGGGCGGGCGTCCTGTTCTGGTCGACGCCGGGAATGAGCTTCAGTGATGCGTGTGGCATCTCTTACCCCCGTGTCGGAGACGCAATTGGCGTCGGTGACTGTGACGACCAAGCCGGGCCCTCGTACTTCTTGCGAGCTTCCTCAACACCGGCGCTGCGCAGGAGGGTCATGTACTGTGTCTCGTACGATTGCGCCATCTGTGGGTCATCCGACTGGCGGCCAAAGTTCCGCTGGTACGCCGAGATGTAGACCATCGACGCCATGATGAGCAGATCAGGCAGGAACTGGCTGATGTACGTCACGGGGTTTGATACCGACATTGCGGCTGGCCGGTATGTCCCCACGAGCTCGCAATAGTAGGTGCTGTTTGCAAAAGGCCCCACATAGAAACTGTTTTGGTCGAGCGGGGCATAGAAGGCAGGGACGCCGCGAGCTGCGGTGACGTTAGACCCGTAGACCGCGTCCAGATACTCCTTGGTCGTCGGGAGGAGCTGCACTCTGGATGCGCCCTCGGCGTCCGGGTTGGTTTGACCGGCGGGCAGGATCAGGTTGATCTGCTCGCTGACCATGAAGCTGCCGCCATTGGCAAGCGGGACGGGCACGGTGATGTTTCTGCTTGCCGAGTTCACACGGATGGCAGGGTCGACGTATGCGAACGACGTGCTTGCCAGATCGAGGTCGCGATAGATGCGCAGCTCGGCGTAGTCGATCATCGCAGGCAGGATCGTGACAAAGTTCACGTCAAGCGGATCGACGACCGCCATCTCTGCGATTTGCGTCACATATGTGCTGTAAGTCAGTCCGGTCACGTCCGCACCCCTCGATTTTGAGTGATACTACATCACCCGAGCAGTTTAGCCAATGTCTTAGGGCCAGCCACGCCGTCAGCCGTCAGGCCGTTGGCCGCCTGCCACTTCTTCAGGGCCGCCTCGGTGCCGGGGCCGAAGTCGCCGTCAGCTGCCAGACCCAGCTTGGCCTGCATGCGCTTGACGTCCTCGCCCTTGGAACCACGCCGCAGAGTGCCGCCAGAGGTCACTGGGGTGGGGGCCTCCACCTTGCCACCCAATGCCGCCATGGCCCGCGCGTAGCGCGTCTGACGGTCAGCCAAGCCAATGTCGCCGCCATTGATCTTCTTGGTCAGCGCGGCCACGTTGCCGGTGTCGGCGACAGGGTTCAGCTTGTTGGTGTTCCAGAACCACAGGGCCGATGCCAGCGCACCTTCCTTGGTCTCGACCCACACAGCAGCTTCTTCCGCCGTCATGCCATAGTCCTTGGCGAAGCGGGTGTAGTTGTCACGACCGGTCAACTGCTTCAGCCCACGCCCACGGAAGCGCCAGCCGTCGCCCGGCTGGGTGTTGCCCAGCTTGGAGGTGCGGAACTCGTCCATGTAGACGTAGTTGGCGATTTTCTCGGGGTTCTTGGCATACTCTGCAGCGTTGCGCTTGCCGGGTCCGAAGTAGCGCGGGAACACCTTATTCAAGGTTTCCTCGCGGTAGTTCAGGTTTTCGGACATGGCGTTGAAGTCCATGCTCTCATGGGCGCACTGGCTGATGAAGCCCGCGATCCGCTGGTCAGTGGTGATGTCGTATTTGGGCAGGGCTTTGTTCAGCTCCTCGCACCAAGCCTCGACCTCCTTATTGGTGGGGATCATGGCGCGCAGCTGGCCTACGGTAATCAGGCTCATTTCTTCTTCACCCTCTTCGCGACAGCGCTAAGGACGGTCTCCTGCGCCACGTTCTTGCCCATGCCGCCGAGCAGATCGCCCACGTTGCCGGTGGCGGCAACCTTTATCGCGGTCTCGACTGGGTCAGGCAAATTCACCTTTTCCAGTACGGCGTCCACGGCCTTCTCTTTCAGCTTGCGGCCAACAAGCATTCCTACAATGCGTCCGATCATTCGGTGTACTCCTGTGTCGGCGGCTCGTCATTGCCGCCCTTGTTGCGGTTGTTGCCTGCCGCCATCACGCCGCCGAGAGCGCCCACGATGAACGAGGCGATGGGGGTCAGCAGCTCGAAGAACTTGCGGTCGTTTTCCGAGCTCTCCCCCAGCGGCTGGGTCACGAAGATCAGGCTGTAGAGGATGGCGAAAATCACCCCACCGAGGATCACGGTCAGGGCCACGCCGATAAAGTAGCGCAGCTTGGCTTCCATCACATCTGGGTCGTTCTTGCTCATTGCGAGGCTCCTGTCAGATCATTGGCGCACATGCCAGTGCGCAGGCAAATTGGTGGGGTGCACTCGAGTGCAGTCCAGTTCACGGGGTCTTGGCAGGGGTAGCGGTAGAACCCGTCACCAGACAGGTAGAAGATCGCACCCAAGGCGGCAATGAAGGCCAGCCAAACGAAGCTCTCAAGTTTCATCATTGCATCGGGTTCCTTATCAGGTCGTCCATGGCCTTCCAGAGGTCTTCGATCTCTGCATCGTACGATTGAAGTTTCGCGTCGATGCCAGAGGTGACGCCCTCGGCCTTCTCCACCTTTGACCGCAGGTCCATCAGCTCTTTCTGCTGCTCAAGGATCGTCCCCATCTGGGTCGAGATTGCCGACAGCTTCGGTGCAAGGCCCCGGACGTCGTTGTCCTGTATGGCCTGCTCCAGAGTTTGCACCCGGCTCTCAACGCCCAAGACGCCATCCACGCTCTCCTCAACAGCCCAGAACCGGTTGACGGTGTCGTAGCCCACATAGATCGTGCCGCTCAAGCCAGACAAGACGGGAAGGGCGGCGGCAAGCCACCAGCCCTTGATGTCGAAACCCGCGATCCGCAGGCCGGTGGCTTCAGCCTCCTCGCTCACGAGCCGTACCCCGCAGCGTAGACATCAGACAGTGACACCGCGTCAGCGCCAAGCAAGCCCTGCAGGCCGATGCTGTAGACTTGGCCCATGCTCACGTTGATGATGTCAGCCGTGGCCGAGTAGGCCACCGTCGCGCCGTACAGGCTGGCCCCAGTGTTGGCCGCGTAGTTGTCCACCGAGCTGGTCATGCTGGCATTGCGCGAGGCAGCCAAGAAGGCACCGGCATCGCGGGCGTAGGTCTGTACCGCGCCAAGGGCGGAGTTGTAGCTGCTCACGTCGGCGGCGCTGATCGTCATGTCGCTGCTGGTCAAGATCGTCTGGAAGGCCACTTGCTCTTGCACGGTGTCCGCACCGGCAGCCATGTTCGCCACCGCTTGCACCTCCATCAAAACCGCAGTCGCGGCAACGAGGTTGTCCACAGCCGTATCGAGATTGACCATTGTTGCGGTGTATTGATCCTGAAACAGAAGCTCGGCGTTATAGTACGTCGCGTCGATCACCCCCTGAATGTCGGAGTTGTAGTCGAGGCGCATCTGCTCGGTGACAGCGGCGTCCTGCATGACGCCGGGGGCGATGATGCCGCCATCGGCTGCATAGTATGTCGCGCCAGCCGTCAGGCTCTGGGCTGCCGCCAGTTGGTCAAGGATTGTCTGGGCCGACCCCTGCAGGTTCGTCATCGTTGGCTCTGCGTGAGCGACGGAAGCGCTCAGACAGAGTAGGGCCAGTGTTTTCTTGAGGCAGGACATCGGGCAGTTCCTCTCCAATCCGCAGGAAGGTATCCCAGAAGGACCGATCTTGGGCGTACCCTACCACATAGGTGGTCGGGTTGTCACGCATGGCCAAATAGCCCTCACGGCCCACCAGCAGCTTGCCTGTCTCTAGGCTGTAGATCGGGCATGGCGTCGATGCCAAGGCCATCGCCTTGAAGATTTGCGGGCTGTCGCACATGACCGCAATGCCACTCACCTGTAGGCCGAGGCCGCC